ATACCGAGGTCTTCCTTTTGAACTGCTCCTGTTAAGAATTCCATATTTTTGTGCTCCTTTGATTTTTTAAGCGGGACGGAATATAAATTTATGTAGTATTGTATATAGCCCACGAATTGCTATGTGCCTCTGTCGAAACTGGGCTATATACGCCAAAAAGCCCCGGAGCATATCAAATTAATGAAATGCTCCGGGGCGAAAATTCTAAAAATATTCCGCGGTACCACCCGCTTTGAGAAAAAGGACTGTACCTGTTTCTCCACTCTTATCCGTAACGTGGATGAATCGTATCTGCCTACTTTTGATATATAAAAAGCTTAATTCACATACGATAAACCTATCTATGCAATAAACCATATCAATCGTTCAACAGATCTGCTCCGGTAGTGTTCCTGCAATCAGCTCTTCCAAACAGCGCTCTCAGTCGGTGACGCTGTATTCCTGTCGGTGTCTGGTGATTCAAGTCTCCTTCAACGCATTTATTGTTCTTTTGTTGTTTAACGTTATAACACAATAAACTTATTATTTCAACCCATCATAGTCAAAACTTAAGAAAATAAAGTATAGGAATATATTATAGTTTTTCTTAATTGTGATTATAACAGAGCCTTCTTTTGCAACAATTATTAAATAAATTTAGGCTATTCCCTATTGCCTTTATTGAATTTGTATTGTAGAGTATATCTGGTATATGTAATTAATAATAATGAGGCAAGTAACACTTATGAAAAAACTATTATTTTTTGATATAGACGGCACTCTCGTTGATTTCGGCAATAGCACCATGAGCCCATCAACCGCTGATGCTCTAATAAATGCAAAACAAAACGGTCACATGATTTTTCTTTGTACAGGACGTAGTTACAATCAGATTTATCCATCATTAAAAGCCTTTGATTTTGACGGCGTGGTGGCTGCTGCCGGCGGCTATGTCACTGTGGGTGATAAGGTAATTGCACATCATGTCTATGGGCAGAATCTGTTACAGAAGGTTCTTGACACTGTTGGCGACAACAACACAGGACTTATCTTCCAGACAAAGGATAAAAGCATCACCAACCACAAGTGGGCCGACAAATTCATATCAGCATTCTCAAAGCAGTTTGACATGCATGTGATACAGGACAACCCGACATTTAAGGATATCGTGATTGATGATGAATTATCAAGCTTTTCTAATCGATACGCCGATGTTGAAAGCACCATCTACTGCAATTGCAACTACCACATTGATGATTTAAGAAAGCTCCTCGGCGATGAATTTGTAGTAACCCTGAGCAGCTTTAAAGAGCCTGAACCTTACAGCGGTGAGATTACATTGCGCGGTGTCAACAAGGCAACCGGCATACGTGATGTGGTAGAGTTTCTTCACATGAGTCAAGCTGATACAATAGGCTTTGGCGATGGTCAGAATGATTTTGATATGCTGCGCTACTGTGATGTCGGTGTTGCCATGGGCAATTCCAGCGATGAAGTCAAGGCTGTTGCCGATATAGTGACAGACGATATCAAAGAGGATGGGCTTAAAAATGCCATGGTGCATCTTGGACTTGTCTAAAAATGCACCATGGCATACTCTATGCCTCAATATTCATAAATCTGTCCCACTCGCACTCGTCCTTTGATGCCGATACAATCAAGGTGTACGAGCGCTCATCTGTTCCATCGAATACGAAGGTATAATTTTCATTCTCCTTCTCGATTAAATATGCGTATCCGTCAAGAAAATTGTTGAAGGTGTCGAGATAATCTGTCTCCTCTATCTCCTCGTCAGCCGTGGTGCTCTTTAGGTTGCCATCGGCATCATATGTCTTAAAGCCCTCGCGTATGAATGAAATAATATTTGCATCTGAAAGCTTTAATATAAGGCCGTTTGTCCTCATATCACGGATATCTCTGTTTTTAGAATTATCTGCCTTTATAATTACGTTGTCAAGGCATATTTTGAAGGTGCCAAAGCTCATCATGATATCGCTCACATGCACATCCGAAAATTTGAAATGTGTAAACTCGTTTTCTGTCCTGAATTTCATCTGTTATCCTCCGTATATACTCATGCCGATATTTTATCAGATAATTTTGCTTTGGGCAACTTGCATTTTATAATGTGCCGTACAGCTCAAGTGTATGGCCTACACTGCCTCCGCATATAAAGTAATAGTCGCTTTGAGTGTCACCGTCTACAAAGATATACTGTCCGTACATCTTTATATTGCAAAAGAGTGCTGTGCGGCTTGATGCAGTAGCGATTCCATAGCCCTTGTTTGACACGACAAGCGGCAGCCTCTGCTGTCTGCCCCCGAACGAAATATATCTGGCTTTGTTTGTCAAATCAGTAAGGTCTGTCGCAAGTATTCCCTTGGATTTGAGCTTTTCCGATTTATCCCAGTCAAAAAATGTGTAGCACTCGCCATTATTTAAAAGCCTTGGCTCTGTGGCATTTTCACTTACAAGGAGATTTCTGTCGGCATCAAAATACTGTATGGCTCCATTTTTCTTTTCTATCCTTAGTATCAGCTTCTCCGTTTGAATTTCAATAAGCGATTTGGATTCCTTTGCCACCCATTTGAAGGCTGTATCGGCCTTTTGCTTCCAATAGGTTTTGTGCGGCTTCACTCCAATTCCTTTTACAAAGATTACGCGTACTATCTCCGGTGTTATTGGTATCACATAAAGTGTGCCGTCCGCTGTGGCGATTTCAACATGCGATTTACCTTTTTTGAGCCATTTTACCGCAAACTTGCCCTTTGAATGTCCCTTTACATGAAGTATATCGTTGTCTGGAATTGAGCCGTATGCGTATGGGGAGGGATTGAGAGGGAGGCTGCTCTTTTTTGCAGCCTTACTTACTTCCTTAATCTTAATTTTATTTGCCATATCTGTAGCAGTACATTGTGTTTGATTTTCCCTGTCTTTTTTTACAAATGCAGATAAATCAAGCTTCTCATTTTCAGCCTTATTTGTCAACTGCTCAGGCTTTAATGCAATGCGCGACGGACCAAAATACTCTCTTTCATCCATATCGCGTCTGCCATCAACACGCTTTTGCTCTTCTATTTCTTTTTCTGTCAGTTGCTGCTTTTCATATTCCTTTGCCTTAGTGAGCGGCTCTGCAGAAAACTCCTTCTGATGCCTGTTGGAAGGAGCAGGGTCTGCAATAAGCGGTGTCAGCCTGATCCGATGGAATACAGCAAGCTCATGAAGTGCACGGGTAGCCGCAACGTACAAAAGCTTCACATGACTATCATCAGCCGGATATTTTCTCTCTGATGGGTCAAACAGCAATACAGCATCAAACTCAAGTCCCTTTGTATACGCGACCGGAAGTACCATGACTCCTGCACCAAACTGTGCAGTTTCAATATCATCATCTGCTATTTCTATATGTTTTTTAAGCTCAGCAGACACCTTGAGAGCCTCTGCCTCATCACGGCACACGACAGCTATCGTCTCATAGCCTTCACTCTGCCAGCCTTTTATCGTGTCAACCGATGCCGAAATCAGTGAGCGCACATTGGAATACTCCTCTATGCGCACTGCGTTTCCATGCCTGATAATAGGCTCCACCGGATAGATTGCAAAATCTCCATGGCGCAGTATCTCTGTTGCAAATTCTGAAATCTCAACAGTGTTTCTGTAGCTCTTTCGAAGCAGACCGAATGCGTCATATGTGCCTGTGAGTATCAGCTTTTTCAAGTCCTCCCAGTCATTTAAGCCATACTCAAAATATATATTCTGCGAGGTATCGCCCATGATAGTGTATGTGCAGTTTCTGAGGCAGTAATGCAGACAGCAGTATGCCATCATGCCAAAATCCTGTGCCTCATCAATAACCACATGACTCGCCTCACGAACCGGATCTGTCTCCTTGATGCGCTTATAAATATACGCAAGCGCTGCCAGATCATACACATCAAACGAGTCCTTTGGAATATCTATATCATATTCCTTCTCCTTCTGACTAAGCAGAAAATCCCTGTAAAAATCATACACAGAGCCTTTCCAGTCATCCTTACCGAAATAGGTTTTGTATTTTTTATCAAGCACCCTGCGCTCCTTTGCAGGGAACTTCACTTCCTTACCGAGAACCTCATTTTCATACTTCGAGTAAATTATCTCATTTAACATGAGGATTTTACTCTGCATGGAAAGAAGCGGATTATCATGCAGATAAGTGTCTATCAGCACCTTTCCCACAAGCAGATTGCCTGTTTTTTCCATGTAGACCTCATCTCTTGGAATACACTTTTCCTCGTAATCCCAACAGAATTTTTCAAGAGCTTCAAACCATTCTTTACTGCCCTTTATGCTGTTTCTACTGTCATTTTTGCTGACTTCATGTATGCTGTACTTTTTGTCATCCCAATCCTCGTACAAAAGCCTTGTAAAAAGCTGCTCCATAGTCATCTGTTTTATGCCGTACACATCAAGCTCCGGAAGCACGCTTGTAATATAGTTCAACAAAATGTGGTTACTGCCTATAATGTAGAAATCCTCCGGTCTGAAATCATCAGCATAATTATATAAAATGTACGATATCCTGTGCATTGCAACCGTTGTCTTTCCTGAGCCTGCAACTCCCTGCACAATGATATTCGTCTTTGGCGAACGGCGGATAATAAGGTTTTGCTCCTTTTGGATTGTCGCGATAATCTCTCCGAGCACTGCCTTTTTATTCTTAGCCAGATACTTTGTCAGAAGCTCATCATTTGCTACGACATCTGAATCAAAAAAGTCGATGAGCTTATCATCTGCAATCTCATAGGTGCGCTTTCTGTTTAAATCAATCTCAAAAGTACCCTCTGAGCTCACCGTGTACTTACATGGTCCAAGACCGCTCTCATAATATACGGATGCAATCGGTGCTCTCCAGTCAATGACCACAGGCTCTGATGCATTCTTTGCAATACCGACTCTGCCTATATAGTAGGACTCCTGTGACTTCTGACGCGGATCCTTAAAATCTATTCTGCCAAAATACGGCTTTTTCCGCGCCTTTTCACATCTTACGATATTTCTCTCGTTCTCATGAAGCTGCGCTGTCGCATTGTTCCACAGGGCAAGGCCCTCCTTGTCCTGTGCCTCGTAGACATCTCTTAAATCCTCTAAATCATCTGTCAGCTTTTTTACCGATTCCTTTGCACGGTCAAGATTATCCTGTGCAATGCCTATGATATTTTGAAGCTGTCTCTGCTCGTCTTTTAATGAAATTCCCGGTAAATCATTTTCTGTGCCCATCATGCCTCCACGACTTATATATGCTGTGATTATACTATACTTTTAATCTCATCTATCCTGTCAACACAGGCAAAAAGCATCTTTTTCAGCTCCTCATCAGGCTGTGTCAAATCCGGCACCATGACAACCTTACAGCCTGCAGAATATGCACTTTTGACACCATTTGGCGAATCCTCTACCGCCATGCACTCCTCCGGTACCAGCTTAAGCTCGCTGCATGCAAACTCATACACATCAGGTGCCGGCTTTCCATGCTCCACCATAGGTGCACAGATGATCTTGTCAAAATATCCGTAGAGCCCTATCTTTTTAAGATATTTCTCAGCTCTTTCTATATCATTCGCTGTGGAAATCGCTCTGTGAATGCCTTTTTCCTTCAAATATGTAAGTATCTCAATTGCACCGGGCTTAAGCTCAATACCCACCTTTTCCAGATGCTCCTCCATGATTTTTCTCCGATATGCCCTGATTTTATTATAATCCATATCCGGATCATGAAACATATCCTTAAGATGCTGCGGTGCATACGGCTGCCCGAGGCTTCGCATTGAAAGCGCCTGCTCATCCGTCATGTCGTAGCCGAATTGCTTAAGTGCCATCGGCCAGAAAATACGATAATATTTCTCCGTATCTATGAGTGTTCCGTCCATGTCAAATATTACTGCTTTTACCATTGGTTCTCCTTACGTTCTGCCAGGCTTTACTATGCTTCACCTGTTAATTTTACCACTGTCATATCATGATGCATGGCCTTTATCACCGGGCCAAACATGTCCTTTGTCTTTATCCTGAGGCTGGAGGTATTTATGCATGGATGACATCCAACCCACTCACCTTTTAGCACATCCTCATCCACCAGAAGTCTGACCGCATTGTCATGGTCGTTCATCAGCCCCATCACACTGACTGAGCCCGGTGTGATATCCAGATATTTTTCCATATCCTGCGGACTTGCAAACGAAAGTCTCGCACTGCCTATCTGATGCGAGAGCTCTTTTGTCTTAAAGGTCTTGTCTCCCGGTATCATGAGCAGGTAAAAATCAGTTTTCTGGCGGTTGCACAGGAAAAGATTCTTGCAGATTGTTGCGCCGAGTGTCTTGTCAATCTCCTCACAAACCTCCATCGTAAATGCCGCCTCGTGGTCTATTCTCTGATATTCGATTCCCAGTTTGTCCAAAAAATCGTATGTACGAATTTCTTTATCCAGTCTGCCTGTGGTATCTGTCGGTCTTCCATTCTGTAATTGCATTTGTGCCTCCTGAAATCAATTATCGTAGCTGTGTTCAGCACCGTAGCCGCTGCTATTATTCTCTTTTAATTGCTATAGCTATAGATTATACACCTCTTTTATGTATTCTAACAAGCCCCGGCATCCACTGATTACATCATCAAAGGTCGCATCAAAATCACCTGTATACCATGGATCTGCAACATCGCGCGCTGCTGTAAGCTTGTGATTTGTCCCGTAATCAGCAAATGACAGCATCTTAAATATCTTCTGCTGACTGTCACTGCCACCTGCAATCCTTGTCATATTCCTGATATTTGCAGTGTCCATTCCAATCAGAAGGTCATAGTACAAATAATCATCGCGTGTCATCTGTCTCGCGCGGTGTGGAATAAGAGGAATATGCTCCTCGTATAGTTTGTTTTTGGTGCCGTAGTGTGGCGGATTGCCTATTTCCTCACGGCTGGTCGCAGCTGAATCTATCTCGAAAACAGCATCGAGGTGCTGTCTGTGGACCAGATGGGTGAAGATGCTTTGGGCCATGGTGCTGCGGCATAGTATCGTGAACATATAGCAGAAAATCTTTCCCTGCTATAATTGCTCCTGCTACAAGATCCAACTCTATTATAATATCACGATTTTCTAATACTGTAATCCTTTTCGTATGCTCAATTAGAAAATCTACCTTGCTTTCCTCCATATCAAGAGTTTTCACATAAGCATCTATCTCGTCATCTATGTTCTGTAATACGCTCTCGATAACTTTAATATCCTCATTTTCTTCTACAGGTACTAAGAGCTTTTTCTTCTCCTCTATCTGCCCCTCTATAGCCTCATACTTTGCCTTGTAATCATCCTTAGAAATAAAATCCTCCAGATATGCCTCTAAGAGCTTAGTTCTCTTTCTCTCCAGCTTATCAAGATCTTTCTGTATTTTTTCATTTACTGAGGTATCACTAAGCGTAGCCTTTAGCTCATTGAGCCACTTAACAATATACTGCTTTACAACTCCTTTATTTACCTCCAGATTATCCGTGATTTTCTTGTAAATGTTTCTTATCGCTACTGTGGTTATTCTGGTACCGTTACACTCTACATCCCCTTTAGCCACCTGTGAGGCACACATCCAATTAACATATCCGTTACTAGCGTGTTTCCAGAGCTTTCTACCACAGGATCCACAGTAGATTTTACCACTAAGAGGATCAGAATAAGCGTTTACTCCCCTACCGTTCCCTGTCTTAGCCCTTAATCTCTCCTGTACTTTATCAAATACCTCCTCTGATACATAGGCAAGCTCTGGGGCTGGTATTCTAACCAGCTCTTCCTCCGATCTTCTCACAATTTTCTTTTTATCAAAATCGTGATGATATTTCCCCATCACTATAACGCCTTTAGCTTTCTCGTTTTTAAGGATCCTGCTAATACTCTCAGAGGTAAAAGGTTTTCCTACACTGTTTGTATAACCATGTTCATTTACCCAATCTCTTACTTTTCTTATGCTATCATATTCCAGATATAGCTCAAAGATCTTTTTCCCCAGCTTTGCCTCCTCCTCGTCTTTTACCCACTTTCCATTAACAATTTTAAAGGCTAATGATTTACCGTTTCCCATAGCTGATACCTCCTCCCCATTAAGGGCTCTTTCTATTCTCCTCTTGTTTGAGTTATTCAGTTTTTTACTAAGATTTCTACTGTATTCCTCTGCTATGATCGCCTTTACACCTGTTATAAGAGCATCCTCTGAGGGTTTAAAAAACTTATTATCCAGATACATAAAGAGCTTTAGGTTATTTGTTACCAGATTATCTACAAATAGGTACCAATCCAGAGTATTTCTCTGTAATCGGTCTTGATCCTTACATACCACAATATCAAACTTATTCTCCGTCATATCCTTAAGTAATCTTTTGTAGTCATTTCTCCGCTTTGTGGTGGTTCCTGTCTTTCCCTCGTCAATATACTCTCCTACCAGCCTCCAGCCATGATCTCTAATAACATCCTTATTCTCCTGTATCTGCTTTTCTAAAGCGTTAAGCTGTTTTTCTTCCTCTGTGGATACTCTGGCGTAAAATACCGCTCTAAGTTCTGTTCCTGTACTCATCCTGCTACCTCCTGTTATGCTTATTATCCTGTGGCTCTACTTAGCCTTAATAAACATAATCACAGCCCTCCTCATTTTTTAGGGAAAAATTATACAGGGGCTATATAATTATTTTCATGCACTAAAAAAGAGCCTACCCATGCTCTCACACGAATAAGCCCTCTATTTGCCTCATACAGCCCTTTTACCTCTTTACCCTTACACGTTATCATATAAGGGTACTTATACGCCCTGTAGGGGCTCCTATGAGTTTCTAGCTATATCCTTTTTCATTCTCTGATTTACTGATCTACACTTTTTCTCTAAGTCCTTTAACTCATCTAAGAGCTCCTTACTCATATCCATCTCCCAGTTATCTATATCATGGTGAATATGCCTCTCTAAGGATGCTATCTCTTGCTGTAAAGCATAATGATATAGATTATCCTCATATCTCACTCTAGGCTCACTCATATCGCCTACCTCCTGTATTCCGCTAGATCTGTAGGATCCTGCTTTTTGTTGTAAATATCCTGTAATTCTATCATTAAAGGCTGTAAATCCTGTGGTACTGGTTTCACTATCTCCAGCTTTCCCTCCTCCAGCTCTACATACTCTCTTAGCTCTATCGGTATTCTTATCACAGGCTCCACCTCCTCATCTATCCTAATCATATTATATCAAATTCCTTAACATTGAGGACAAAAAAAATAAGGGCTACAGCCTGCACCAACGCTAAGCCATAGCCTTATGTATTACTGTTTCATCTTTGCAATTAACTTTCTATCCAAATCACTATACTCAGGATCCTCATCTCCGCCATATTTACGCTTTAGCTCCTCAATATGCTTAGAGTGATCCCTGCCTCCTACAGGCTTACTAAGTCCAGCTCCTAGCATCCCAGCCTCACTATTGTATGAGATTTCTGTATAAGCTGGATTGTCTTTTATCCACTCTCTTACTCTAACAATATCCTCTTAAGCTGTAAGAGTAATCTGGTTACGACCTGCTCCCTCACAAAAGCAATATACAGCGATAGCAGTTCCTATAAACACCTGCTTTCCCTTTCCGTTAAACTCCGACTCAATACCTCTATTAACATCTGCATATACTGGATAAATTACATTAAGGCAAGAGTGCGGAGTAGAAGATCTAAAAGTAGCCTCACGCATAAGATCACTCCTTTACCTCTGTAAACATATTATCTACTCTGGTCTTAATATAATCCCTAAGGATCTTGATCTCCTCCGCATCATTTGTAATATAACGGTTCTGCTTTTCTCCTCTGTTAAAGGAGAATGTTTTTCCCTCCGCTGTAGATACTCCTTTGTAGATTGCAGGGTATAACTGATATAAAGCTGTTTTACACTCAAATACTGTACCCTCTGGATCCGCTGGCTCATTGCCCTCCTCATCCAGTTCTACAATAAGATAATCATTTCTGGATGCAATATAGGCTCTAATACCCTCAATAACATCCTCATTCTCCAGCGTAATCTCATTGTGATCTGCTCCCTCTATAAAGAGATACCCAGAGCCTACGCTGTCTGGATCCTTAATACCAAGCTCCTCACACTTTGCATAGTCAATATTAGGCTTTCCATTATCCTTATAAGGCTTTCCGCCTACTACTGGCACTGTGATAAAGCCTACTCTAAATACATCCATATAGCTAAGCTGGAAATATGGCTGTTTACTTCTAAATGTTACTTTACTCATTATCGTTTTCCTCCTTGTGTTCTTCCATGTACTTCTTATACTCCTCTGACTGGCGGATCTGCTCCTCCTCGTCTGCACTGATTAAAAAACTCATCTCTAAGCCCTCCTTAAAATACTCTACAATGCTTGTTTAGTCTGGATTTTGCTACAATATCCAGATACTCCTTAACCTCAGCTATTGCCTTTACAGCTCTCTCCTCATTGGATCCGCCTTTTATGATCTTAGCCTCTAAGGATTTTATCCTCTCCTTATCCGCCTTATGGCTTGCCTTACTCACATAAGGGAGAGGCGTATCTGCTTTGTAATATTTCTGTTTAAGCTCCCAGATCATACAGTAAGCCCTTAAGCGTACCTGTACATTAAGAGGAGCTGTATTAGATACTCCTGCTAAGCTCTCTCTCTGCTTTCTGGCTTTATACTCTATCTGTCTGGCTCTTTTCTCTCCATACACGCTATAAACACCTCCTTAAGCGGTCTAAAATGCCACTTTTTGACTATATCGCCCATCTCTGGACTCGTTTCTTCCTCTGTGTGAGTAGGTTACTTTTCGTACTGGTTTTCTTACATTTCCTCATTAACAAGCTCTTTTAGCTGTTGGAAAAATGTATTTATACACCTAGCTATTGCATCGGTTCCCTCCTCAACGTTATCCTCTGTTTCTGAGGGTGTTCTTCTGTCACTCAGATAGCGTAACAGTTCTAATACAGATATGTTAGAGTAGTACACTCTCCTCCGCCCTTTGACGGTTTTATATTTTTTCTCTAACCTGCCATCCTCTGCATATCTTCTTAACTGTCTCTCTTTTATCCCCAGCATCTCCATTGTGGTTTTAGAACTATACCATCTAAGAGCTACTCTCTCCATAGGAAACTCTTGATAGCTAAATAGCTCTGTTATGGGTATATCTGGTAACACCTTTCCGCCCTCCTTTGCTTTTTATCTATATACCTCGTCTGACATTCTAAGTAAACTATAAAACTCGTGTATCTCTTTTTTCCGCCTTTTCTCCTCTGCTCCGGCTTTTTCTCTCTGCTCCGCCTCCGCTATGAGTTTCTGCTCATCCTCCTCATGTAGGCGGATTAGATCCTCATGCTCCAGCTCTCCTCCTGCCTCGATAATGTTATATGAGTTTCTGGTATTCTTTGCATACTCTCTAAGGAGTTTCTCCTCCTCTGGAGTTTTTACAATATACACACCGTTTTCATTGAATGTAACAATACATTCTCTAGTGAGGGCTATCTGGAGATATGGTTTATAGCTGTAAAACATTCTGCACCTCCTATAATAAGGCTCCTATCGCCTCTCTGAGCATATCTCTGAGCCAACTATCACAAGCTCTTTCTATTCTAGGCTTTGCACTTTGTGCTCCCTTTTCTAAGAAAAATTTACCCTGTATATACCGCTCACTAAGCATAATCCCCTTTTGATCTTTCTTTTTGAGATATACACTCTTTCCATTAGCTGATAATCTCTCTGCTGGTAAAAATCTCTTATGCTGTACATGACCATCATTTACATACAAGGCATACTCTACATTAGTACCATACTCCACACTTCCCAGCGATCCGCTCACATCCACATAAAAAGAAAAGCTATCTGCTAATGTGGAAGTATCTACAGGAACTAAAGGCTTTATTTCTTCATCTAAGATATTTCCGATCTTATTGAGTAGTACTACCTTTTTTTCTTCCCACTTATCTATGAAAGCCTCAAAGCACTCTATAAGCTCATCTAATCCGAATACCTCAAAATCACTCGCCAAGCTCCTGCACCTCCTCTAACGCCATAAATGCCTCTACAGCCTCGTTACTGATCCCTAGCTCATAATCCATATCCAAGCGATTATTTACCAGATTAACGCCTAAGCCCTCCTCTGTTACGCTAAGGATTACTACAGCATCTTTACATACGATGGCGTGCTGTCCTACAGGGAACCTCATACCTTTACTATTGAGCTTATCCATGAGGGCTCCTATTTTCTCCATGATTTCATCCATAGCTTAGCCTCCTACCCTCCAAAGTTTCTCGATCTTACACCAGATCCTCCATTAAATCTCTCTGCCTGCTCTGGTGTAAAATTAAGACTAAAAGGAATTGTACGAAAATCCTTTACTACGCACATGGATACTTTCTCTCCTGCATCGTCTTTTATATCCAGAATAACTACACAATCATTACAGATTATAGCCTCCACATTAGGAGCCTTAAGAGGCTTTCCTGTCTCTTTCACAAAGTCTAACATTCTCTGTATTCTTGCAACTTCATAATCAAACTCTCCAGCTTTTGGCTTTTTCTGTTTAAAAAACATATTTATCATCTCCTTAAAAAGGAGGAGGTGTAAATGCCTCCTCCAGATACTAAATTGTATTAGGAAGTAGCTTTTTCAGCTTTCTGACCATATCAGATACCACCTTATCTGTATCTGCCTCTTTCTCAATGATTACCGTATCCGCCAATTTTTCAATCGTTACGGATCCGATACCACCGCTCTTAGGTAGATCGCTATCCTGTGGATTTCCTGTACCTCCTGCACCTCCGTTATTATCCTGTGGATCATCTGGATCTCTGTCTATAGGTGTAACATCCTTAAGCTGTACACCTCTGGTACTCATACGCCTCTCATACTGATCTGCTTGATTTCTGGTTAAGACTTTCTCTCCTTGATGGAGGATAGCTGGGTAATTATCGTATGGTACTCTGTCTTTACCATAGGCAAAACCTAAAGCACTCTTAACCTTACCCCCGATACCTCCTACAAAGTCCTTAGCCTTTGAGATTGCACCACCAATTTTATCTACAAAACCGCTAATAGCATCTATCGCTCCGCTTATTACACTTGTTACGGTTCCGATCGCTGTAGATACAGCACTGGAGATACCACCGAAAATAGTGGATACCGCATCAAATAAGCCTTGAAATACACTCTTAATGGTTTCTACGATAGTGGTAATCGTAGAGCTTGCACTGTCGAAAAATCCACAGATACTACCCCAGATCTGAGAGATGTATGGAGCTAAGAAATTGAATACCGTTTCAATTCCTGTAAGTAGCCCATCCACCACCGTAAGGATCACATCTACTACCGCACTGATTATAGGGGCTAAGGTCTGCCATACAGTAGATACTACTGTCACTACTACAGATACAATAGTCTGGAATAATCCCATGTGATTACCGATTACTGTAAGTACTTGCTGGATCACGTTTCCCACAAAAGTAAAAATAGAGCTCAATGTAGGCATAATAGCTACAATCGCACCTACCACTACTGTAATGATCTGTTGGATCACTGGCATAGCTGTGGCTACAACACTGCTTATAGTATCAATTATAGGGATTATATACGGTACAATCTGCCCCACTCCGCTTAGGATCGTATTGATGATATTAAGTACCAGAGGTGCTAAAGTCTGAATGAAACTAATTACACTAGGTAAGATCTGCAATACAGTATTTACCGCCTGTACAACTCCATTTTTCAGACTATCAAAGATCCCCTTAAATCCATCACCGCTAATATTTACATTGAATAACTGATCTAACACGGTCTGGAGGGCTCCAGTATCAATACCAATGTTTCCCAGCCCTGTAAAAATGGTTTCTTTTATGGAACTGATTAACGGTAGTACATTCTCCTTAATCTTAGGAGTAACTGTAGATACTGCTGTCTTTATTGCCTCTGGGAGATTGCTAAATAAGGTTTGTAACATCGGTATAAAGTTACCGAAAAAGAAAGTACTTGCACTCTCTACCAATTCTCCCATATTCTTAGCTACAGCCTTACCATCTCCTACAGAGAGATTACCTAACAAGTTTTTAGCTGAGGCTTTCATCATAGCAAAAGCTCCGCTAAAGGTTTTACTTGCCTCATCTGCTGTAGTTCCTGCTACGCCTAAGTTTTCCTGTATAGCGTGGATAGCATTATATACATCTGATAAATTATCAATATTGTACTTAACGCCTGTAAGCTGTTGAGCATCATTAAGGAGCCTTTGCATCTCCTCCTTTGTACCGCCATAGCCCAGCTTTAAGTTATCTAACATGGTGTAATTCTGCTTTGCAAAACCTTGATAAGCATTTTGGATACTGCCCATGTCTGTACCAAACTTATTAGCATTATCAGCCATGTCTACCATAGCTGTATTTGCTACCTCAGCGGATTTAGCGGTATCTCCTCCTAATGAGGATAAAAGGGAGGCACTAAAGCTAGTTACCTGCTCCATGTAATCATTTGCTGATATTCCTACTGTCTGGTAGGCTTTATTAGCGTTCTCTATTACCTTGTCTGCATCGCCCTTAAAAAGCGTTTCTACACCGCCTGTACTTTGCTGGAGCTTTGCCCCCTCATTGAGAGCTCCGCCTAATACAGCTCCTCCAGCTACCGATACAGCCACAGTAACACCCTTAGCAAGGCTCTTTAGCTTGTCCTTGATGGATCCCAGCACCTTACTAGCCCCATCTTTTACAGCTACCATAGGCTTAGCTACCATTTTTCCTACATCTTTCAATGAGGATTTAACAGATCCTAACACCTTTGTAGCTCCGTCTTTGAGCTTTATAAACGGAGTAAATACTTTACTTACCGCCTTAAGTCCACTCTTTACCTTACTAAGTACTTTTGTAGCCCCATCCTTAGCCTTTATAACAGGCGTGGCTACGATTTTCTTTACAGTAGCAAGGGCTACTCTAACCTTATTGATCCCAGCGGTGGCACCGTCTTTTATTCTTACTACAGCGGATACCGCTTTAGATCCTAGCCCCCCTAATGTATTTTTGATTTTAGAAATGCCTTGTGTTGCAAGATCTCTGATCCTTACGATCGGAGTATATGTGGTAGCAATTTCCTTAAGTCTCTGCTTGATCTTACCTACAGTAGGAGATACCATATCCTTTAAGTGGATAACTGGAGATACTGCTGTTTTCTTGATCTCTTTGATCTTTTCTACAATCTCATCAACCTTTTTACTAGCCTCATCCTGTACCTCTGCCTTAGTAAGAGCTTTCTGCTGTGATAAGTTATCAATATTTTCCCTAACGCTGTTAAGTACTTCTGTAGCCCTATCGTGTGCTGTGATAACTGGATCTGCTTTCTGTTTATTGAGCTTACCAATCTCTATACCAGAGCTGGAAAGTTGCTCTCTAAACTGCCTCTGCAATTCAATGTTCTTTTTCATAACACCAGCCATACCATCATGTAGGGTTAATTTTGCTCCAAACTCAAACATCTCTAAACACCTCCTTTACTTTGAAATTTAATAAGGCGTATAGCCCCTATACTGCTATACGCCCTGTTTTATAATCTTCTTTTATTCTGTTTGCTAACTTTCTCAGCTCCGCCCCTCTTTTCTGAGGCGGTAGCTCATAGATCTTTTTTACCTCCTCATCGTAATAAAAGAGGAACGATCCTACTACTCCCTCTGTAAGATCTACCAGATCTAAGCGGAGCTCCTTATATTCCAGATCATTTACAGCCATAGATAGGATCCTCCTACATCAACTTAGTCATCTGCTCAATCTCCGCATCAGTAGCGGATGGATGAATAGCTCTAAGAGCCTCCAGCGTTTCGTTAACTTCTGGATCCTCCTCTGATCTACTTACTTTCTGTACTGGAGGAGGTGTAATACCTAAGGCTCTTAATGCATCTGGATCTGCACTAAGAAGCTCCTCTCTCCTAGATCTTGCCCTCTCCGCCTCAATAATATCAGCGTTCTCCTGCTCCCACTCCTCTTTAAGTGCTAAACTCTTACTATAAAGGTTTGTAGCATCTTTCAGATCATTTTTAACTCTTTTGTACTCATCTGATTGGATAAATTTTTCCAATCCTCTAGCTACCCAAAGAAGTCTACTACTTTCGCTGTAAAGTTTCTTATCCACCAGATCATCAAACCTCTCATTAAGTTTTTTTCTCTGCTTAACCACTAACTTCTCTGGCAGTTCCTTAAGTTTTTCGATATAAGCCTTAGCATTTGAGATTGTTTTTATAATCTCCCCATATGTATGAGGCTCTTTTCTTTCTTCCTCTGCCATTCTTGCACTAATATGCTCACAATAAGCATCCAGTTTCTTTACCAGTCCTTTCTTAGCATTATCATTCATCCACCCAGCCATACTCTCTGTAGTTGCTCCAGATGCCACCGCCTGCTCATACTCTTTTCTAAACTCCCTATCTTTTGGATGTTCCATATTGTTTACCTACCTTTCTTTTCTTTGTAATAAAAACTTTCCGTAACTAGAGGCGGTTATCATCATACTAGGTCTACCTCTTTTACCTGTCTGGGGATACTCAGCTATCAGATCTCCACGCTTTATCATGTTTGTAACTGTCCGCCTTGTCACTCCCAGCATATCCATAACTACCTCTACTGATAATAGCTCCATACTTTCCACCTCCTGCTCTCATAAGTAAGGGCACATTTTAAGGAAAAATATGCATAATTTATGGAAAATTTTTCAAAAAAAAAGAACCCAGATCACTAAAGATCTGAGCTCTCTTAAGTTTCTTTCCCAGTTAAGCTGATGTAAACCTAATTTACAAATTTTCCACAAGGTAAAGATAACGATAAGGTAGTTTCTGTATTTAGTATTATACCTCTAAAACCCTCATTTTACAAGGAATTTCTAGCCTCATAAGTGAGTTAGATATTACCACTAAAGCCTCCTCCTGCATCTATTTTTACCTCTATCCCTACCCCCAGCATTTGAGACATACTAAGAGAGGAAAATGGGAGCTCCATCTGTACCCTCCTATGCTCCTGCTCTGGAGTTTCGTAAAATCTCTCTAATTTTTTCTTTTTAGAATTTGATTTATCTAAATAATAAGGATCGTGCTCTCTTAACCAGAGATCCGCTTGATCCTCCTCTCTCCTGTTACCTATCATCTTTCTATTTCCTCCTTTTTGCATGCTTATTCATTATGTATGTAATTTTTATTCATTTTGTAAGTATCATCATTTCATAGCATTATAAAACACATGAAAAGAAACTCTTTTTTAGGAAATTTAGGCATAGATCTCCTTAGGAAAAGGAGTAAATCTATACCTAAAGGAAACTCTTTTTTGAGGTTTCTTAGTACCCTACATAGTTTAGCATTACAGCTAAATACTACAGCCACTCCAGAGGAGGAGCGTTACACATTTCCGTCCATGCTTAACTGTAGTAATCTCTCTGCGGAAACTTCCATAACCCAACTTCTTTAGTTTTATATCGGTTTTCAAGTTGTATGAGATCCGATTGAGGAGGAGCTGGAGTAGGGTGCCCCGATCTCTCCCCCTGTAGATTTATTATTTAGGCTCTACAGCACCACGATTTTATAAAGCGGTTACGCTGTCCGCTTAAAGCTATTCAATTAAAAAGGAGCCCTCTAAGATCTTAATCCTGTGGCTCCTGTAATATCCTTTATAATCCTGTAATCTCCTGTAACAACAAAAGAGCTAAGGTAAAGATTACTCAATACCTTAGCTCTTACGGAGTGAAACAAAATCATAATGAAATATAAAAGAAAGTAAGTTTCCTGTAAGCTATTTTTATTGACTTCTGACCACTCAACCAGTATAATACTTGTTAAGAAAATCAGTTGCCTTTGTGTGGTATCTGGGTATCTGTTCTACCTTGATCCCTTAGCTATGCTGGTAACATAACTAAGAGCTGATACAGCATCCTGTAGAGGGTGCTTTTTTCTTGCTCAAAATTCAGTTGTTACGGATAGTATAATCTCAGCATCTTAAAAAGTCAATAAATTATTTGTGCAACTCTACTAACTATATACCCCTTATATATCATTTTTATTGTTTATTTGTTATATAACCCTTATATAAAATACATCTAAAATCAATTTTAAGAGGCTTTACTCTCATCCCCTTACACTTATCCATATAAACATATAAAACGCCTACAGGAGGCACAGCGGAGCCCACAGAGGCAATACTAAAGGAGCTAACCCACACTCCAGCGGATCAGCTCCCATATATCAGCAATTTTCTATTAAAAATCGGCTCCATGCTACAGCATCATCCTCCCCATACAGCATACTGTTAGCCTCCCTGTATGGGATCCTGTAATCAGCTTTAGGATCATCCTCCATTAAGAGGTATTTCCTGCTAAGCTCTCTCGCCTCGTTCTGGAGGTGGTGCCTAAACTGGTGGAGAAATGCCTCCAGCTCTGGATCTGCTAAGTAGATCTCCTTAGTTTGGAGTACATAGTTGTTATCCCTTACCCCACATGTAATAACAGGGATCCTAACCATGTACACCTCCGCTAACTCTGTATCCAGCTCTCTTATCAGCTCCAGCCTCTTTCTAGGATCTGCCTGTTTATATCCCTTTGCTAAGGTGTTAGCTACAGGCTCCAGAGCCTTACACTCCTTATAGAGGCTCTTATAGAGCTCTACTCTCTCCTCTATTGTCATGCTCTACGCCTCCTGTGCCTGTAGGTTAAAAGTCATACCATTTAAGCTCATACCGTACAGCATAGACAAACTAAAGCCCTGTGCCATCTCTGGAGATCTCTCTCCTGCCTCCCAGCTCTTAACAAGTTCTACAGATACTCCCATCTGCTCAGCTACAAACTCTACGCTAACTCCAGCCTTTTCTCTTGCCTGTCTTAAATTTAATTTACTCATCTTACATATCCTCCTTTAGTTTTTATCTGTCTAAACAGCCATACTATAAGCTGTATAGTTCTTGCGGATCCGCTTGATCCTCCATGTGATACTAGAATTTGCCACATTAAAAGCCTTTGCACAATCTGAGAGGCTGTAACCCATGAGGAGGAGTGTAACCATGTAGCGATCCTTAGACTCCAGCCCCTCTAAGTACTCATCTACCTCTATCTGAGTAAACCTATCACAATCTAAGCCTCTTACATCGTCTTTATGGATCTCTACCAGTTCCTCATAGCTGGCTGGATCCATACCGTTATATCTTTTCTGACAAGTTACCTCATTGTAGAGGCGGTTTAAGTGCTGGCGTACAAATACCTTAAGAGCTGTGGTAAAAGTAACACCTCTGGTAGGATCAAAATTATCTACCGCCTTTATAAGAGCTATGTAGCTCTCACTGAGAAGATCCTCTATCTCATACTTAGGGATCCTGTAATCCATAACGATAATGTGTAAGAGCCCTGTGTTTTTCTCCAGTAATGCTCTAAATAAATCCTCATTGTGAGTAGTCTGGTACTCTATAACCAGATCCTCGTTAGTGCGATCTTTCAGAGGTTTTTTAGGTATAGGCTCATCATCTACTAACTCAATCTTGCTAATTAAGGATCTCCAGTAAAATACTCTGCCATCCTCTGTTACTAAAAACTCCTTATGGAGCTTGCTGTTTTCCTCTGTGAGATCGTAGGCTCTGCACTTAACACATTTTCCGTCAATGTACTCTACTGTGTAATCTTCAAACTCTGCGTTTTCTTCCAGATAAGAGATAAACTCTTTAACTGTAAGCTGATCCATAAGCTCCTCTGTAGATCTCATAAACTGTACTCTGTATCTGTTATCATCACTGTTTTTATACTTCATATCCGTTACCTCCTGTAATATCCTGTTTCTCTTGTATAAGGTACCTTATATCTGTATAATAATCTAAGGTACCTTATATGTCAATATAAAATTCCTCAAATTTGAGGTAAAACTTTTAAAACAGAAATGATTATGTTATTATAGAGGAGGTATATAATTTATGTTAGGAGCTGAAAATATGGGAGCTACTGAGGCACAAAAAAGAGCTATAGCTAAATATGATGAGGGTAAAGATCTTATTAAGTTTCGTGTACCTAAAGGAAAAAAAGAGGAGTACCAGAAACTAGCGGAGAGATCTGGAGCTAAGAGCCTTACCGCCTACATTACAAGCGTATTAGAGGAAAAGCTAAAGGAGGAGCACTAAGCCCCTCCTAATTTTTTGCTATTTTTCCTTGTGCAATTTATCTTTGATCTCCAGCCCCACCAGTACCGCTAAAAGGAGCATAGTAATATACTCTACCCAGTTAGGGCTCCTCTGAGGCTCTGTAGTGCTTTCTGGAGCGTTTACAGTACTTACCTCATTAACTGGCTGTATCTGGCTCTCCTGCCCCTCTGGGGCTGATATAGAGATATTGTAGCTATCTCCTGTGATCTCCAGCTTTACATCTACGCCCTTAGCCTCAATATTGATATTCTTATCAGCTATAGAGGTACTCTCTGGAGCCTCTGTAGTAGCTCTATCTGAGCCTTTAGCCTCTGGAGTGGATACAGTTACAGGTACCGTAACATTTACAGGCTGTGAGGCGTTTGTGGAGGCTGTGGCTGGCTCCTGCTTATCCTGTTGATAGTAATTATTTACAGTAGAGCTATTGTTACTGTTTTCCGTTCTGGAGCTCTCACTCCTGCTATTATCCGTATTACTCACAGAGGAGGAGTTTGTAGTATTTCCTCCTACTGAGGAGCTATTGCTAGTAGTGCTGTTATGCTGGCTGTTGTCTGTAGTACTATGATCGCTGTTATCTGTAGTAGTATCTCCTCCGCCTGTCTGATCCGCATTACTAGGGGTAGAGGGCTTAGGATCCTCTGTAGATGGTTCTGTGGTGTTTGGCTTATCTGGTTCTGTTGGGTTAGGATCCGTAGGCTCTGGATCTGTCGGCTCCGTAGGTGTGGGATCTGTTGGCTCTGGATCCGTCTTACCCTCATCCCCTCCACTAGGAGGCGTTACTGGATCTGGTGTAGATGGTTCGGTAGGTTCTGGATCTACTGGCTCTGTCGGATCTGGCTTAGTAGGTTTCTCTGTTGCTGTTAAGAATTTCAGATAATCCCCAGAGCCTCCTACTGAGGTATTAGTATCATCCTCCCACCCTGCATAATAGAGCTTATAGTAATCTAACCAGCTATCAAACTGCTCCTCTGTGGTGCTGTTGGTATATGTTCCCTCGTTTGCTATGTCTGTTCCCTGTACTGTGGCTGTATTGCTCCAGATCAAAGAGTTATCTACCTCTAAGGAGCTGTTGTTATAGATCCCTCCGCCTATTCTGGCGTTATTCTCTTTAATCTCAGTACCTTTTACTGTAAGAGTGCCTCTGTTGTATATGGCTCCTCCCATCTCATCCGCCCAGCCTCCTTTTAGAGTACAGCTATTAACTAAAAGGGTACCAGAGTTAAAAATATGGCTACCATAGCTGGCACTATTCTCATCAAAGCTACAGCTATTAAGCTCCACCTCTCCAGAGCTGATATTTATAGCTCCTCCGTTATCACTCTGATTAAAACATTCCGTAAAATCGCACATACTAAAATAAGCATTTTCGTTAATCTCTACAAATGGCTCTGTACCTCCCACCTCCGTAGAGTTTCCATCAAAAGAGATCATCCTAAAAGAGGCTTTGTTATCGGCTCCATAATCTCCAGATACTACCAGCTTAGCCCCTGCCTCCATACGCCTAAGAATAACTGCTTTATTCTCAGACATATTAAGATCTACGATAGCTGGGATCGTAATAGTGCCCTGTATGCCTATTACATCATTATCCTTAGCCTCCGCTATCGCTGTATACAGTGATCCATAATCCTTTACAATAACTGTAGGATCATCTTTCTTAGTACTTGCCTGTACTCCCAGCGTGTTACATAACAATACCAGCACTAAGGCTACTATTGCCACTCTCCTTAACTTTCTTTTGTTCATCCTGTAAATCCTCCTGTATTACT